AACAGTTAACTTAGCCACTATATCGAGTGATAGTAGATATGGGATCTTGTCTAAGTCTGGTGCCGATGCGAAGAAAATGTTTACAGACAAAGTGGTACCTATATCAATTAACTACCCTTTCTTCTTTAAACCTATACAGGATGGTATGGATCGTCCAAAGTCAGAGTTGGCGTATAGAGTTCCCGCGAGTAAGTTTACTCGTAAGAAAATAGAAGTTAACGAGAAACTTGAAGAGATAGTAGGTCTTGACACAACTATAGACTGGAAGAACACTGGCGACAACAGCTATGACGGTGAAAAGTTAAGCTTGCTAGTACACGATGAGAGTGGTAAGTGGGAGAGGCCTGATAACATACTAAACAACTGGCGAGTAACAAAGACTTGCTTAAGACTTGGAAGTAGAATTGTAGGGAAATGCCTTATGGGATCTACTTCAAATGCATTAGACAAAGGGGGTAGTAACTTTAAAAAACTATACAATGATTCAGACGTATCAAAGCGAAATCGTAATGGACAAACAAAGTCTGGGCTTTATTCTCTCTTTATCCCAATGGAATGGAACTATGAAGGATTTATTGACGAGTACGGACTTCCAGTCTTTGATAATCCAAGTGATGGAGAACGACTGGGACCGGACGGTGAACTAATAGATATTGGAGTTGTAGACTCTTGGGAAAATGAAGCTGAAGGTTTAAAAGATGATCAAGATGCTTTAAATGAGTTTTATCGCCAGTTTCCTAGAACTACAGAGCACGCTTTTAGAGATGAAAGCAAAAACAGTATCTTTAACCTAATGAAGATATATGAGCAGATAGACTACAACGAAGGAAGTAGGCACGCCGCTCATACTACAACCGGAAGTTTTGGTTGGGTCAATGGAATTAAAGATTCTCAGGTTATATTTAGTCCAGATCCTAATGGAAGATTTAAGGTTAGTTGGGTTCCACCAGCAAACCTACAAAATAAACAGGTAATAAAAAATGGTATTAAATTCCCAGGTAATGAGCATGTTGGAGCATTTGGATGTGATAGCTACGACATTAGTGGTACTGTCGATGGTCGCGGCTCGAAAGGCGCTTTACACGGATTAACAAAATTTTCTATGGAAGACGCGCCTTCAAGTACGTTTTTCCTAGAGTATATAGCAAGACCCCAAACCGCAGAGATGTTCTTTGAAGATGTATTAATGGCATTAGTGTTTTACGGTATGCCTTTACTTGCAGAGAACAATAAACCAAGACTACTATATTACTTACGCCGAAGAGGCTATAGAGGCTACAGTATGAATAGACCAGACAAGATCTGGAACAAACTATCAGTTGCTGAAAAAGAAGTAGGTGGTATACCAAACTCAAGCGAAGATATCAAGCAAGCTCACGCAGCGGCTATAGAAATGTACATACAAGCACACGTAGGGCATCTCGGTGAAGGCAACTATGGAACAGTGTACTTTAACGAGTTGCTTAACGACTGGGCTAAGTTTGATATAAACAAGAGAACCAAGCACGACGCCTCTATAAGTTCTGGTCTAGCTATTATGGCTTGCAACAGGCACTTGTATGCACCAAATGCAAAAGTAGAAAGACAACCTTTAAACTTGAGTATATCCAAATATAACAACAAGGGATCAAACTCCCAGATAATTAAATAAGCATGGCTGAGTCAGTATATGTAAACTTTCCAAAACAAAACGTCAGCGACGACGAGAAAAACTCTATTGAATATGGAGAAAAAATAGGTAAAGCTATAAGCGCTGAATGGTTTCATGGCGACAGAAGCTACGATAGACATCAAGCTTCACATAATACTTTTCACAGATTAAGGCTATATGCTAGGGGAGAGCAAAGCATACAGAAATATAAAGACGAGTTATCTATAAATGGTGATTTGTCTTATTTAAATTTAGACTGGACGCCAGTTCCAATTATACCTAAGTTTGTAGATATAGTTGTAAATGGTATAGCTGAAAGAACATATGATATAAAGGCTTTTTCTATAGACGCTAGTGGCTCAGAAAAAAGAAATGAATTCATTGAAAGTGTAGCTGGTGATATGAAAATGAAGAACTTCGATAGTACCATGAACAAGGAGTTAGGCATGGACACTAGAGAAAGTCAAATGGAAAATTTGCCTGCCTCAAACGAAGAGCTCGATTTGTACATGCAGTTGCAATACAAACAAGCTATAGAAGTAGCTGAAGAGCAAGCTATAAATGCTTTATTTGAAGGAAACAATTACGAGCTTATTAAGAAAAGATTTTTCTATGATTTAACTGTTTTAGGTATAGGATGTGTAAAAACGAGCTTTAATACATCAGAAGGCGTGGTTGTGGATTATGTGGATCCTGCAAACCTTGTATATTCTAAATCAGAATCACCATATTTTGAAGACATATACTATGTAGGAGAAGTTAAGTCTATACCTATTAATGAGCTAGTAAGAGAGTTTCCTAACCTTACCAACGAAGATATAGAAGAGATATCTCAAAAAGGTCATTACAACAGAGGCGATAATAGAAATAGAAGACAAACTAACGATAGAAATATTGTACAAGTATTGTATTTTAACTATAAAACGTATAACAACGAGGTATACAAAATAAAAACTACTGGAACTGGTGGAGAAAGAGCTATACCAAAGACAGACAGATTTAATCCACCAAGTGATAAAACAGGAGATTTTACAAGAGAGTCTAAAAAAATAGAGGTGTTATATGATGGCGTAATGGTCATGGGGTGTGAAAAGCTACTAAGATGGGATTTAGCTAAAAACATGATACGCTCAAAGAGTGATTTTAACAAAGTTAAAATGAACTACAGTATTGTAGCGCCTAGAGTATACAACGGAAAAATTGAAAGCTTAGTAAGTAGAATAACTGGGTTTGCTGATATGATACAGCTTACTCATTTGAAGCTACAGCAAGTTATGTCTAAAATGGTTCCTGACGGAGTATATCTTGACGCGGATGGTTTAGCGGAAATAGATTTAGGCAATGGAACTAATTATAGCCCGCAAGAAGCTCTTAACATGTTCTTCCAAACTGGTTCTGTTATAGGTAGAAGCTTTACTTCTGAAGGTGACATGAACCCAGGTAAAGTACCTATTCAAGAAATTAACTCAAGTGGTAAAGGCGCGAAGCTTCAATCACTGATTCAAACCTACAACTATTATTTACAGATGATCCGTGATGTGACGGGTCTTAATGAAGCTAGAGACGGTAGTATGCCAGACAAAAACGCTTTAGTAGGCGTTCAAAAACTTGCAGCCGCTAACTCAAACACAGCTACACGCCATATTTTACAATCTGGACTATTGCTAACAGCGGAAACAGCAGAAAAATTATCGCTAAGAATATCTGATATTATAGAGTACTCACCAACAAAGAAGGCGTTTATAGAAGCTATTGGCCATAAAAATGTAGCTAAACTTGAAGAGCTTTCTGAGCTTCATCTTCATGATTTTGGTATATTCATTGAATTAAGCCCAGATGAAGAAGAAAAGCAGTTGTTAGAAAATAACATACAAATGTCATTACAGCAGAAAGGTATAGACCTTGAAGATGCTATTGATATTAGAAATGTTAAAAATTTAAAGCTAGCAAATCAATTGCTTAAAATAAGGCGTAAGAAAAAGGCTGAGAAAGAGCAACAGCAGCAAATGCAAAATATTCAAGCGCAAAGCCAGTCTAATGCTCAAGCAGCTCAAGCAGCAGCTCAAACAGAAATGCAGAAGCAGCAGGCTATTACGCAAAGCAAAATACAACTTGCTCAAGCTGAAGCTGAGTTAAATGCTCAGAAAATGCAAATGGAAATAGCTGCTAAAAAAGAATTGATGATGATGGAGTTTCAGTTCAACATGCAACTTAAAGGAGCTGAAGTACAAGGACTGAAAACTAGGGAGCAAGAAAAAGAAGATCGTAAAGACAAGAGAACAAAAATACAAGCATCGCAACAAAGCGAAATGATAGAGCAAAGAAAAAGCGGAAAACCGCCTAAAAACTTTGAGTCTTCAGGTAATGATACCATAAGCGGCGATTTTAGTTTAGAGTCTTTTACACCAAGATAAATTAAAAAACTTTTATATTATATATTATGGAAAATGAAAATCAAACAGACCTTGAAGAAGTAATCAACGAGGTCGAAAACGAAGCGCCTCAAGAGGAGGTTGTTGAAGAAGTTGCGCCTGAGCGCGACTTAAGTAAATTTGAAACTTCAGATGATCCTAGTGTCATTAAAGTGGATTTAAGTCAACCGGTAGAAACAGTAGATGATAACAAAACAGATACCGAAGAAGTTGTTGCAGAAGCTGCACAAGAAGAAGTCACTAATACAGAGGTACCAACCCTTGAGGAAATTACCGATGAGGAAGTTGCGGAAGAGCCAGCCGTAACTAAAGAAGAGGTTATAGAAGCCCTTGATGAGGCTGAAGAATCCGGAAAGGCTTTACCTGAAAACGTTCAAAAGCTCATTGACTTTATGGACGAAACTGGCGGAGATTTAGAAGACTACGTAAAGCTAAATAGAGACACTAGCGAGCTAAACGATCAGCAGGCTTTACGAGAGTATTACGAAACTACAAAACCTCATTTATCATCAGATGAAATAAGCTTTCTTATGGAAGATAACTTTTCATATGATGAGGATATGGATGAGGAACGAGATATTAAACGAAAAAAATTAGTCTTTAAAGAGCAAGTTGCCGAGGCTAAGACCTACTTAGACGGGCAAAAGTCTAAATATTACGAAGAAATTAAAGCTGGAAGCAAGCTCACAGGTGAGCAACAAAAAGCAATTGATTTCTTCAACAGATACAATAAAGAGTCAGAGCAGAATAATCAAGCTGTAAAACGTAGCAGCGATGTTTTTGAAAAAAAGACTAGTAATCTTTTTAACGACAAGTTCAAAGGTTTTGAATACAACGTCGGTGATAAAAAATATCGTTTCAACGTTAAAGACGTAGATGGGGTAAAAGCAAGACAAAGTGATATAAACAATTTAACGGCAAAGTTTGTCGATGAAAATAAACAACTTTCTGATGCTAAAGGATACCACAAAGCGTTGTATACAGCTATGAATCCAGATGCAGTTGCTCAACACTTTTACGAACAAGGAAAAGCAGACGCGCTAAAAGATAGTGTTAAGAAGTCGAAAAATATCGATATGGATCCAAGAGGATCTCATAGCGAGACAACTTCTTCTGGAATGAAGGTTCGAGTGTTAGGTGATGATTCAAACTCTTTTAAGTTCAAAATTAAAAATAAAAAATAACAATTAAAAACAAATTAAAATGGCAATTACAAATGGACCATTATTGAACAGCGTACCTGCACCAGTTCAGCAGGCGTTGACTTCAAATTATCTAGACCTAAACGGCTCAGGCGGTTGGGCACAACAATATGTACCAGATCTTATGGAAAAAGAAGCTGAAGTGTTCGGGCAAAGAACTATTTCAGGATTTCTTGCACAAGTAGGAGCTGAAGAATCTATGACTGCTGATCAAGTTATTTGGTCTGAGCAAGGTCGTTTACACCTATCTTACAAAGGTGATATTGACGCTGAAAACGTTGTAACTATCCAATCTGACATGGACGGAAACGGTTTTACAGAAGGTGGTATTTCGACTCACGGCATTAGACTTAATGATACTGTTATTGTAGCAAATGCTAACGTAACTGTAAAGTGTTTAGTTACGGCGATTTCTGCTGGTGACGTTACTGTTGCTCCATACGATGGTGTTGCAATCGCGGCTCTTACAACTAATTCAGCTACAACTATTATGGTTTACGGTTCTGAATATGCTAAAGGAACTGGTTACAATGCTGCGGCTGCTACGACTGTAGAGTCAAGAGGTGCTAATGAACCAGACTTTAAGACATTCTCAAACAAACCAATTATCTTAAAAGATTACTACGAAGTATCAGGTTCTGATGCATCTCGTATTGGTTGGGTTGAAGTAGCTGCTGAAGACGGGCAGTCAGGATACTTGTGGTATCTAAAAGCTGAAGCAGACACTCGTGCTCGTTTCAACGACTACTTGGAGATGGCTATGATAGAAGGCGTTAAAGGTTCTAATACCAACGCTGTTGATACTTTCTTAGGAGGTGTTGTCGCTGGTAATGACGAGCTAGTTGGTACAGAAGGTTTATTCGCAGCTATTGAGTCTCGTGGAAACTTAACTTCAGGAGTTACTGGTGTTAACGCTGCTACTGACCTAGCTGAGTTTGATGCTATCCTAGCTGAGTTTGATAAGCAAGGTGCTATTGAAGAGAACATGATGTTTGTAAATAGAGCAACGTCTCTAGCTATGGATGACATGCTTGCTTCTATGAACTCTTACGGTGCTGGTGGTACTTCTTACGGAGTATTTGATAACTCTGAAGACATGGCTCTAAACCTTGGCTTCTCAGGTTTTCGTCGCGGATCTTACGACTTCTACAAGTCTGACTTCCGTTACTTAAACGATTTCGCTACACGTGGAGGTATTAACGCCGCTAACTCTGCAGCTGCTATTCGTGGCGTAGTTATTCCAGCTGGAACATCTACAGTATACGATCAGCAGTTAGGTAAGAACCTTAAGCGTCCTTTCTTACACGTTCGTTTCAGAGCTTCTGCTACTGACAACCGTCGTATGAAGACTTGGACTACTGGTTCAGTTGGAGCTGCTACATCTGCTTTAGATGCTATGCAAATCCACATGCTTTCTGAGCGTTGCCTAGTGGTACAAGGAGCAAACAACTTCATGTTGATGAAGTAAGATTATATTTGGTGAAACTACCCTGCCTTCGGGTGGGGTAGTTTTATATTAATTTTTT